TAGTCATGATGAGAATACTCAGGGTAGATTTGTTGCTGGCGCTCTTAACCAGCTTCAAGCTGGTGCCCAGGCTGCGGCCAACCAGGTTCTAGGTGCGGTTGGACAAGCTATCAACAATGCTGCATATGCTGCCGGTCAGGCCGCGGTTGGATACGCGACTGGCCGTGCTGCTCGCGCGGGACTTTATGGCTCCGGATATGGCCCTACTCAGCGACTAATGAACTAATAGGCGCTGATGTCGAAATGGAAAATGTCGATCAGGCCATTGCTAATATGAGTGAGGATACACTAGCACTTTATTCCGGAACATTGGAGGATGATGGACTTCTTTCCAGAATCCGCCAGAAGCGTCCCCGTCTGGAACTGGTCCGCGAAGCCGAGGATTTTGTTCGCGGAACTTTCGAGGATCGTGTTTCAGCAGCGTATGGTCAAGAAGATGCTCCGATGGTTATTTATGAACCACGCGAGCCACCTCAGTATCGTGTTACTGATACGAAGAAGAGACAGGCTGTGGATCCATCCGCTCCACAGACTGTTGTTCCTGAGACCTTAAGACCTTTCAACGAAGTCATCGACGACGTTGAACTTATAGATGAGTCCATCTCTCACTATGCTGAGCATGGACCTGTTGCTCCTGGGTACTATATCCCAGGTGTTAACACTCATGATGAACTGTAGATAGTATGTATTAGAAAGGTTTTAGTCCTAATAAAGGTTTCCTTTCTAAAGCTCCTCCATGTCGATGTCCTCGTCGGCGGTGAGGTCGATGACCGAGTCGCCCGACGAAGAGTCTTCCTCCGTATCCATGCCCGCGAGGTCCTCGCGCATGATGTCTTGGTAGACCTCGTCCATGATCGCTTCCGGGCGCCGGAGAGCTGTCCTCGTGTTGCTCGTCCGCGCCGCGTCGATCAGCTCGTCAACGTAGCTCGCACACAGCTCCGTCTGGGTGTCGACCGTGGCGTCCCGACCGAGTATATTCGCTCGGTAGACCGTGGCCAGCAGCATGACGATGACGCGGTCGCGCGCTTCGATCGCCCACTGGAGGTCGTTGCGCTGCGCCTCGACCGCCATCTCCGCCTGCTGCCACATGTCCCTGTAGATGCCGCGCATCTCTCGGTGCTCGCTGGCCGTCTCCTCGACCGCCGCCAGGCGGGCATCACGCGCCACGATCTCCGCCTGGTACTCGCCCGTCAGGTAGCCACCGAGTGCCTCGATCAGAGCCCCGTCGTCACGTACACGCGGGCTCGACCTCTGGGGTTCCAGCGTCGGAGCTGGTGCCAGAGTCCCTTGCTGGACGGTGTGTACGCCGGCCGCTTCTTCAGTACGAACGCGAAGATCGCCGCGCAGATCAGTGCCGTGGCGAGTGCTGCGTCCATTGGCCATAGTCGTGCTGGATGTTGCTGGTTGTCGGAAAGTTGTAGAATGACTGACCCAGCACACCCGGCGCGAGCCGGGTTCCTTCCACCAACCGTTCTTCTATGGTACAAAGTATAGTATAGAAACAAAAAGTATAGAAAGAATCCATAGAAAGGTTGTATAGTATAGTCAAAGTAGGTCACTTCCTCTGTTGTAACCGTATTAAGTACCAAGCTCTGATTGGTGCGGAGCTTAAGTAGCGAACCTTAGGTGAAAAGTAACATTCGCTAGGTTCAACCCTACCCCTACACTAGGTTCAACCCTACCCCTACCTAAACCCTAGGGTTAGGGCCCCTGGGTACATAAGCCCGCCTGGAGTTTGTTTTTATTTTAAAAATAGAGCGGAGTTGGCGAAGCCAACGGAGCGCCCCTGGCGCTTGGCTTAACATATAGGATCTCGAACAAACCAAATCTCGCGGAGCGTAAGCGAAGCGAGATTGCGTTAGTCTACGCGAGGGGAGCGAAGCGACCCGCTGCAACGAGTTATTTTTTTTCCTTAGCAGAGCGAGCGAAGCGAGCGTGACTGCTCGGCTACACCTACGCGCCAAGGGAGAAGAAGTTGGTCACCTTGAAGCGACGCTTCAGCGGCAGATGGTCTTCCGGGGACGGGAAGCACTGCTCGATGGTGTAGTTCGATAGAACGATGATCTTCTTCGGGCGGATCTTCTTGAGACTGCCGCCCTTGATTTGGCCGGTGAACGGGTAACGGTCGGCCCAGATCTTCAACTGGGAGCCGGTGCACTCATTCTTCGGCGACCACTCCTCGATCGCGACCACTTCTTCGCCGCGGTAGCCGCACCACCACTTGTTCAACTCCTTCTGGAAATGAGCGGGGTACTCGCGCCACAGTTTCTGGCTTTTGCCGGACCCTGTGGCGCCGCACCACCACTCATTCTGGAGCTCTCCGTCGATGATGGCGGTCTGCGGGATGCAGATGTCCTCGAGGCGGGGCTTCCACTGCAGGTACACCTTTGGGTAGTTGATCTTTACCCACTCGAGATCGCCGCCTTCGGCGCGCTTGACGATCTCCGCGTACGCGGCCTTGGCGCGCTCCTTTTTGTCTTCCTCGGAAGCGGAGATCTCTCCGTACTCGAGGAAGTCGCCGTCCTTCTTGCAGTACTCAGCGGCTTGAGCCGCAGTGCCTCGGCGAAGAGCGACATAGGCACCCGGCAGCTTCTTGCTGACGACTTGGTGTGTCTTGGCGCTCTCGAACTCGATGTAGCCCTGGAGATGTGGTGTTCCACTATCTCCCACTTCACGTCCGTATACCACGTAGCGGACGCTGTCGGTGATGAACAACTGGTCGATGATGTCGGTTGCAGCATCGGGGTAGTTGTTCCACGTGAACACCCAGGCTCTCGATCGTCGGGAGTAGTCTGCTTTCGACATCGCGAGATTGAGACTGGGACCTAAGAGGGGCCGCGCAGCGGCGCCCCGTGCACACGGGGCTATATTACCCTCTTAGGTCCACGTGTAATGTGTAAAATGTGTGTACCACACCAATTCACATTCACCGTACTTCAACTTCAAGTTGACCAGATAAGTCCAGATGTGCTGGCCTTATCTGTGCCCTCATTCTCGAATTTGCTACGTAGTGCATAAGTCGATATGGCGTATGCGCGAAAGAAAGTCGTCCGCCGCCGCCGAGTCCCGCGCCGTCGCGGTACTCGGCTTGCTGGTGGTCGGTACACTTCTCGTGGCGCTTACCGCCGTACTCCTACTCGTCGCATTCGTGTGAAGCGCGGAAGTGCTGGTGTTCCCAAGTATGCACTTTCGAACATTGATCCGTTTCTTGAGTCCTGTAAGGGCGCTAAGATCCCGGATACGAACACAATGCCATCGACGACCTTCATTCTAAGTGAGGAGTCGACGATGGTTCTCGACGCTCTGAATGCAAATGCACATGTGTATACACCCGTTCCGGGTGCTATGCTTATTAATGCCGGTCGGAAAAACGTTTCCGCGAATACGTGGTGGTGGGGTCGCCTGGATAGTTCTCAGAACTTCCACGTCGATGACCAGCAGCCGTTTTCGAAGATCAAGAGCGTGAACAATCAGTTCAGTCTTGTTCGCGCTGTTGCCCACGGTATTCGTATCACATGTGGTCTGTCTCCGCAGACTGTGACCGGTTTCTGTCACATTGCAATTCAGCCGTGGAACACGGATCAGCCCGCCGAAGTGCTGACTACGGACCCTGTTACCTTCCGTCATCCGCTTAACAGGATTCTTCCTGTGAGCGTGAGTGAGATGACTGAGTGTCAGTGGTATCGCCGTGTTCCTCTTGCTGCTCTAACGCAAAGCCCACTCACCGTTGTGAACAAGATTATTGATTGTTCACAGCAGCTGTATCGCAGTCCCCGACGTTCTTTTGTGAACGAAGGGACTGGCGAAGCCGCTGTCGGCGGTGGTCTTATTATTACGGGTAGCACTATTGATTCACTCGGCAGTTTTAACACTGATTTCGACACCGTTTACGGCATGGCGAATATCATTGTTGCTGTCGAGGGGGCCCCTTCGGGGAGCACGCCTATCGTTGTGGAATCTATTGTTCACTACGAGGGCGTTCCTAAGGCGACTGGTCTTCAGGTTGGCAGCACTGCTGCCATTTCTAACCCGTCTCTCATGACTGCTGTTGCGCATATGGCCGCTAACACTGACGCTAGTCATGATGAGAATACTCAGGGTAGATTTGTTGCTGGCGCTCTTAACCAGCTTCAAGCTGGTGCCCAGGCTGCGGCCAACCAGGTTCTAGGTGCGGTTGGACAAGCTATCAACAATGCT